AATCTATATCATATAAAAACTTCCTATCAACTGGCGATAAGCCAACAGTCATTGAGTTGAATAAGGATAGTGCCACTCTAGTAGTAGGTGCAAATGGTGCTGGCAAATCTACAATGCTTGATGCTATCTCGTATGCTTTGTTTGGAAAACCACACCGAAACATTAATCGGCCGCAGTTAGTCAACAGCATTAATAATAAGCAGTTGCTAGTAGAAGTTAAGTTCTCTCTTGGTTCAAACAGGTATCGTGTAATTCGTGGTATGAAGCCAAACATCTTTGAGATCTATCATAACGATGTGATGCTCAATCAAGAGTCTCACTCACGTGATTATCAGAAGGTGCTAGAGATGAACATTCTCAAACTGAACCATCGATCGTTTCACCAAGTAGTTGTATTAGGATCGGGAAACTTCATTCCCTTTATGCAGCTTCCATCGTATCAACGTCGTAGTGTGATCGAAGATCTATTAGACATTGGCATCTTTACAAAAATGAATATGCTCACTAAAGAGCGTTTCTCTAAACTAAAGAGTGATCTTCTCGATACTGATAATCAATTGAATATCATTAAAGAACAGATCACATTACAATCTAAACATATTAGTGATCTTCAGAATATTGATATCCAACGTTCAACAAAGGCGTCGAAGAAGATCGATTCTCTCCAGTCGGAGATCGAACTACTTGAAAAACGTAATGCATCGTTGAATGATAGTTATACAGAACAACTTCGTCCACTGATATCTAAACTAGAGAAGGCTCAATCTAAACTAGATAAGCTGACAGAGTATAAGATCCAAATCAATTCAAAGATTAGCGATGTTGTAAAGCACGCAAGATTTTATGAAACAAATAACTCATGCCCAACATGTGAGCAGGATATCTCTTTAGAATTAAAGGCGAATAAACATGACGAAGCTTCAGTTACAGCAAAAGCGTTAAGTGATGGTCTAAAGGAATTAGATATCAATATCGCAGATGCCTCAGAAAAGCTTAGTGTTATTCGAGCTAATCATTCTGAAGTTCAAAGCATACAATCTGATATTAGTTCGAATCAAAGGCTCATAGGCAATCTACAAGCACAAATCACCGATCTTCAAAAGGAGAACGATATAACAGACGAGCTTACTGATACTGCTGCAGCTGCTCTTGAACTTGATACTCGAAAGACACACTATAGCGATACACTTGATAGTAAGTCTAAACATCTCGAGACTCGTTCATATTACGATGCTATTGGTGAACTGTTAAAAGATACTGGAATTAAGACTAAGATCATTCGTCAGTATCTTCCGATAATGAATAATCTAATCAATAAGTATCTCAACATTCTTGACTTCTTCGTAAAGTTTGATTTAGATGAGTCATTTAACGAAACGATTAGATCTCGCCACCGTGATGAGTTTAGTTATGCTTCTTTCTCAGAAGGTGAAAAGTCGCGAATCGATTTGGCATTACTCTTTGCATGGCGACATATCGCTAAACTAAAGAATTCTACTAACACGAATCTCTTGATTCTTGATGAAACATTCGACTCGTCTCTCGATGTCGATGGAGTAGACAACCTCCTTAAGATTCTATATAGCCTTAAGAAAGACTCAAATGTCTTTATCATATCTCACAAGAAGGATGTTCTCGATGGAAAGTTCCCTCGTAAGATCGAATTCGAGAAGGTAAACAACTTCAGCCAAGTCAAGAAAGATGGATAACTACAAAAAAGATGTTGCTAATAATATAATCGCGCTCGCGAGCACGCGCGCGCAAGATGATCCACAGCAGTTAGATAGCCAGATCTTCGAATCCTATTTCAAGAAAACCCTTGCGCCAGCGTTTAAAGCCGAATATGGCTTCAATATAAGGTATGGTACCTTTGATTCTATCATTCTCCAGGCGTCAAGGGCTCTAGATTTGCCCTAATTTTACAATTTTTGCACGGTCTACAGGTCAAAGTGCATAAGTGATTGATATTCAGGTATATAGATTTGTGTACATATGTGCTCAAATATAGTATAATAGATCTAGAATCAAATAAGTTATGGAAAAAATACTCGACCTTCAGAACCAGTCCTCCTTGGCCAAGCTATTGGCTACTGAGAACATTACTGTCACTCACAGCAAGTCCTTATCAACCGCATACTTCGACGTTAAGAATCGTGTGCTTGGCCTTCCAGTTTGGAAAGACAAAGGTAAGGTTGTGTATGACATGCTTGTAGGCCACGAAGTCTCACATGCTCTTTATACAGACCACGCAGAATTTGAAAAGTTCATCGAGGAAGAAGGTCGTGGCAATTTCGATATTCTAAACATCATCGAAGACATTCGTATCGAGCGTCTAATCAAGATGAAGTATGCTGGTATGCCTCGTATTTTCAACGGTGCATATAAGCAACTCGTTGAAGCTGACTTCTTTGGCACAGCTGATAAGGATATTGCAGCACTATCATTCTTAGATCGCTTAAATCTTCGTGCTAAAGTCGGACCATTTGTTGATGTTCCTCTTAACGCTATTGAGGAAGACATTTTTAATCGCTGCCTTCAAGCCGAAACCTTTGACGATGTTGTTAAGCTCTATCACGAAGTGAAGAAGTTTATGAATGATCAGAAGAAAGAGGAACAGCCTCAAGACGAGGACGAGCAATCAACTGAAGAAGAACAATCTAAAGGTGATAGCGACGAAACTACTGAAGACGCTCCAATGGACGAGTCACCAAACGAGTCCTCAGACGACTTTGGTGCTGATAATGTTGAAGACGACGGTGAAGAATCTTTTACTCAAGATGTTATCGATGCATTAGAAGACGATGGCTCTACTGAAGAAACTGAAACAGTACAGTCTAATCAAGAACCTGATTCAGCAGCACCATCAGCAAGTGAAGGTGCATCTGAGAAATCTGACTCAAACGGTGAGGATATCGATCTCACTAATCAATCTGAGACTATGAAGTCTTTTGATGAAAATGCGATTGAAGAACAAGAAACTGATATGTACGGTCGCAATCGTACTCCAGCAATTTGTCTATGGCCTACAAAGACCACTGTCGAAAAGCACATCATCCCATATAAGTCGGTGCTTTCACAACGATCAGACACAAGCGGAGATCCTGAATCGTATGATCAAGAATATTTAGAATTGGTCGCGACTCGCTCAATCGAATTTAAGAAGAATCTTAATAAGAAAGTTGGAGTTCTCGTCCGCGAGTTCGAACGTCGTAAGGCTTCATACCAATACTCAAGAGCACAAGAATCTCGTCGTGGATCTTTGGATGTCAACAACTTGCATAAGTACAAGTACGATGATCAAATCTTCCAAACAACGATGAAGTTGGCAGATGCTAAAAGCCACGGAATGATCTTCTTTATTGACTACTCTGGCTCAATGAGTCACGTACTCAGAGACGTCCTTGAGCATACACTCAATTTGGTACACTTTTGCAAGAAGGTTGGTATTCCATTCGAAGTCTATTCATTCACTTCTAACTACTCTCTTGACAACAAGGATATAGGACAGTCTGAATATGAATTTGATATGAAGAATCTAGTTCTCGCTAACTTGTTCTCAAGCGATATGTCAAAAGCCGAATACAAAATAGCGTTTGATCAAGTAGTCAATCAGATCTCCTTCTCAAATGTCGGCTCATTCTCTCAACATGGTCTATCACCGTTCGAGCACCTCGGCGGTACACCATTAGACGCTGCACTTATAGCAGCACATCACGTGGTAAAGAAGTTCAACAAAAAGCACGGTGTCCAAAAGACAAATGTGATTTTCCTCACTGATGGTGAATCGCACTCGTGCTTCCCTGCTAATGTTCGTTATTGCGCACCATCATTTACAACAATTGTTGGAGGAAAGCAATATAGTCTTCCACGAAATGGACAAACACCAGTATTCACCAAGATGTTAGGTGATATCACTGGAGCAACAACTATTGGATGGTACTTACCCTCACGTAAAGCAACAGCTGTAAATCACCTTCGAGCTATGGCATTCTCATCTGCAAAAGCACTGCACTACAGCGAAACCACCAAAAAGTGGATAAAGCAATATGGTAAGGATGGCTTCTTCAATGCACTCAACTGCTTTGGCTATGATTCGTACTTCCTTCTCAATTCAGATATCAAGATCAAAGATGAGGAGTTCGCCTATAAGCCAAATACTGACAAATCTCTATCTGACAACCGCGGTGAACAATCCAAGTTAGCTCGTGAATTCGCGAAACACAATATCAAGAATCGCCAAAACCGCATTATCATGACAAAGTTTGCTGAAACAATTGCCTAATTTCTCAATTTTCGAGCAGCCTTTATATCAAATTACACAAGTTACTGATAGCCAAGAACATAAAACCATTTACAATATACCTCAAATATGGTATAATAGATCTATAACCAACCACTAAAGATTATGACAAAAGAAAAACTCACAGAAACGCTCAAGGGGACCGGTAAGACCTCTTTTACTCGCCAAGAAATCCTCACCATCGGCCAAAATGCTGGCATGGAAGACAGGGATATTTTTAAAGCACTAAATACGCTCCATCGTGTAAAACGCGGTATATACTCAGTTGACGCTGTTCCAATCCAAGCTCCAATCCAAGCTCCAATCGCGAGCAGCATCATTGAGAACAAAGTAGCTCTACGCGGCGTATCATCTGTCTCAAGTGACGAGGTGTATGTACCTACAGTAGATCCTACATACATCAAGTGGGGAGAGTATAACGACATCATGAAGATTATCAAGTCTGGCATGTTCTTTCCAACATATATTTCTGGCCTCTCAGGCAACGGCAAAACCATGATGGTTGAACAAGCCTGTGCGAAAGCCAAACGCGAATTCGTACGAGTTCAAATCTCTCCAGAAACTGATGAGGACGACCTAATTGGTGGCTTCCGTCTTATTGATGGAGAAACCGTTTTCCAAAAAGGTCCAGTCGTAAAGGCAATGGAACGAGGTTGCATCCTCTTGATTGACGAGATCGATCGTTCCACCAACAAGATCATGTGTCTTCAAGGTGTGCTCGAAGGCAATCCAATTCTCCTTAAGAAAACTGGAGAAGTGGTTCGACCTGCTGATGGATTCAACGTCATTGCAACCGCGAATACTAAAGGTCGTGGATCAGACGATGGTCGATTCACTGCAGCATCTATTATCGATGATGCATTCCTCGAACGATTCGTGTGTGTAGTTGATCAGCCATTCCCTCAGCCAACAATTGAGAAGAAGATTGTTTCAGCTCACATGTCCAAATTCGGTGTCGAAGACGAGGAATTCACTGATAAGCTAATCGCGTGGTCGAATGTAATTCGCAAAACGTTTGAGGCTGATGGTGTCGATGAAGTAATTTCCACCCGCCGTTTATGCCATATCTCAAAATGCTACTCAATCTTTGAGGATCGTATGAAGTCGATCAACAAGTGCATCAGCCGCTTCGACGACGAAACGCGAACAGCGTTCTTAGATCTCTATACCAAGATTGACGAGAGCCAACTCACTGAAGACGGAGAGATCGTGATCGAGGGCGAAATTATACCAGAAGACGCACCATTTTAACAATTTGCGGTGGAGACCGCATGTCATAACGAACAAAGTCCTATCTCTTCGTGGTTGGAGAGATAGGCAACACTTTAAAAATATGAATAAGGGAATCAAATACGACAACAACAAACCAGACTATAGTCTAATACCTCCACACGCGCTTGACGATGTCGCGAATGTACTAACCTATGGAGCACAAAAGTACGATAGAAACAATTGGCTCGAACTCGATAATCTCAATGAACGGTATTTTGCTGCAGCTCAACGACACATGTGGGCTATTCAAAGAGGAGAAACACACGACGATGAGACAGGCATTCATCACTCAGCACATGCTATTTGTTGTATGATGTTCATTCTTGAATTTAGTTATTTACAAAACACCAAAAATAAGATATAATAGATATTATGAAAATTAGTAAAGAAACGTTAGAGGTGCTGAAGAACTTTTCAGCAATTAACCCGAATCTTGTTATCTGCGAAGGTAGCAAGCTATCAACAATCGCTGACGCCAACAACATCATGGCTGCAGTGAATGTTTCAGAAACCTTTCCGAAGAAGGTTGGCATCTATGATTTGAATGAATTCCTCTCAGCACTCTCGTTGATTGAAGATCCAGAATTCGAATTCGGAGATAGTGCTGTTAGCATTAAATCGAATACTGCGACACTTACATATCGATATGCTGATACTAGCATTTTGACTTCTCCAGAAAAGGAAGTGAATATGCCACCAACAGATGTCGAAGTCAATCTCACCGCAGACGACATCGCTCAAATCCGCCGAGCAGGTAGTGCTTTGAATCACCCAGTGGTATCAATCACGACTGAGCATGGAGATGATGCGGTATACCTACAAGTGAAGGATCCTAACAACTCATCAGCTAATGTCTATTCGCATAAAGTGTGTAGCGCTAGTTCTGATGATGCATACGATTATCAATTCCTTATTGCCAACCTTAAGCTTATTCCAGGCGATTATAAAGTAGCAGTAAGTTCTAAACTAATTTCGAACTGGGAGTGTATAAATAACACTTCAGTGAAATATTGGATCGCTCTCGAAAAGACATCCACAACCAAATAATAATATCATATATGAGTGAAGAAACAACCACAGAGGAGCAAGTTCTCCCAGAAACACAAAATGAACCAGCAATCAGTCTAGCTGATTTTGCAGCTATGCTTCAAGTAATTGATGTATGCACAACTCGCGGAGGATTTCGCGGCGAAGAATTGTCGTCGGTAGGTCAACTTCGAGATCGTGTATCCGCATTCCTTGAATTCCATAAACCAGAAGAAGCGGCTGAAGAAGAAGCACCAGCTGACTCTGATGAGGCTGAAGCATAATACGCTATAGGTTATTAATGCAAGATCCCTCTGTCTTAATTACAGAGGGATCTTTTAGCGTAGTACAAAAGGGTTTACTTACTTACATACATTTGGTATAATATATTATGAATAAAAATGAAAACGAATTTCTCTGGGTCGAGCGCCACCGCCCAAAAACAATTGACGAATGTATTCTTCCAGCATCGTTAAAGGCAACATTCACTGATATTGTAAAGCATGGCGAACTGCATAATATGTTATTGTCAGGAACTGCAGGGTTAGGTAAGACAACTGTCGCACGTGCGCTATGTCATGAATTGGATCTCGAATACTTACTTATCAATTCATCTGAGGAAAGTGGAATCGATGTTCTTCGTTCTAAGATCAAACAGTTTGCTTCGTCCGTGTCTTTACATGGTGGAAAGTACAAAGTAGTTATTCTTGACGAAGCTGATTATCTTAACGCGCAGTCAACACAACCAGCACTTCGTGGTTTTATCGAGGAGTTTAGTTCGAATTGCAGATTCATTCTTACGTGTAATTTCAAGAATCGTATTATCGAACCACTTCATTCTCGTTGTTCTGTAATTGAATTCAACACGAATAAGAAACAGTTAGCTGGTCTCGCTGCGCTGTTTATGAAACGACTTCAAGATATTCTAAAGACTGAAGGCATTACGTATAACGATAAAGTAATTGCTGAACTTATTATGCGCTATGCTCCAGATTGGAGACGTGTATTGAATGAGTGCCAACGATACTCGGCTGCAGGAGAGATCACTCCAGATATTCTAGTTGATATGTCTGATCAAAGCGTTGCTCAACTTATTGCCCACCTAAAGACTAAAGACTTTAAGAGTATGCGAAATTGGGTTACGAATAATTCGGATGTTGATTCAGCTGTCATATTTAGAAAGATCTATGACTCGTTATATGATTATGCTGAAGGCCAATCGATCCCAAGCATCATCATTATTCTCGCTGACTATCAATATAAAGCAGCATTTGTAAGTGACAGAGAATTGAATATCGTTGCATGCTTAACTGAAATCATGGCATCATCAACATGGAAATAACAACAAAAATAATTGCTTGGCGCATATTGTCGATTGTACTATGCTCGCTTATGGGTAGAATTTGGTTTGGTGATTGGCACGTTACAGCGTTCGGTATTTTTATTTCGTTTGTTATGACATTCGTTCACTATTACTTTGAAAAACTATGGCCGACAAACTAACACCATTTGACTTTCTAAAGAGTATCAACACTTCTAGCCCAAGCCTTCTAAAGGATTGTAAAGCTGATGATAGCGAAGTTGCGTTAAGTGTCGATTCTCCATGTAAGCAGTATGTGCCATTTATTGTAAACCGCGGGCTGTCGCAGTTCAATGATACTATTCTATTCGCGAATGAAATGAATATGCGGCATAGTCTTCCTGCGAAAATGCAATACGATTTTCTAAGGACTACCATCCGCCCTCGCAAACGCTTTACAAAATGGGCAAAGAAAGCAAAAGATCCTGCTGACATTAAACTAATTCAAGAAGCGTATAACTATTCTTATGAGAAAGCTGAACAGGTCTATAGTTTGTTTACTCCAACTGCATTAAAGAAACTAAGAAGCTCTTTAGATAAAGGAGGAATGTAGAGTCAAAATCTGTAATGTTATAAATACTATCTTTACGATGTAACTTATAATATTGCAACTATGATTGAACAAGAACTGGTTTCCTGGACTCCGGCCGACATGTTAGAGATATCTCTCGACGAGCCTGATGACTTCCTTAAAATTAAAGAAACACTGACGCGAATCGGTATCTCTTCGAAGAAAGAGCACAACACACTATATCAGAGTTGTCATATACTTCATAAACAAGGAAGGTATTTCATTGTTCACTTTAAGGAGTTATTCATGTTAGATGGAAAGCCTTCAAACTTTACTCTAGACGATGTAGCTCGCCGCAATTCAATCACTACTCTATTATCTGATTGGGGACTTCTGACTATTGTCGATCTGAGCAAGGCTGAAGAAAAGACAACTCTTCGACATATCAAGATCATTTCTCATCGCGACAAACGTGAGTGGCAGTTAGAATCAAAATATTCTATTGGAAACGTTAGGAGTTCATAGATGAAAGCGTATTTCAAGACAGATCTAGAAGCGACAGTTTCAGGTTATTTTAATGGTAACAAATTCATTCGTACAGTTACGCTATTAGAAGATTTGGTATTCTATACAAAGTCAGGTGATTCTATCACTGTTCCTAAGGGGTTTGAGAGTGATGGAGCGAGTGTGCCTAAGGTATTCTGGTCAGCCTTTCCACCATTTGACACATATCTACCTGCAGCGGTCGTACACGATATTCTATGTGTACAAGGTCATAGCGATAAGTGTTTATATACCTCTAGAGAAGCAGCTGATATTTTCTATGAAGCAATGCGGGCATGTGGAGTTGGAATAACTAAAGCACGAATGATGTATTATGCAGTAAGATATTTCGGTCCTAAATGGAAATAAACTAAAATCAAACTTCAAATTAATATAAATAACAATATGAAAGATCTTATTAACACATCACTAAATATACTCACCGAAGGTTCTCTTCAAGAAAAACTGTTTAGATCAACAGGAGCTCTTGCTCCTTCTATCAGTAAAGCTGCTTCTGAATTCATGAAGAATAACAAGAAGATGAGCACTCGTGAGGAATTTGATAAAGCATGGAAAAAGGACGTAAGCAGATTCAACGATACTATCGTTAACGAAATCTTTAAGAAGATTCCAAAAGATGACATTGTATATATTACTACTAATGTATCAAAGGTGAAATGGAGCGAGAACTCCAAGCTGCAAGGCAAAGTAATACTTAACGGCGATGTGTATGTCAACATTGGCATCAAAGATGACGTTAATGGTAAACCACTCGGTAAGAAAGTAAAGGGATGGATTAATCCCGCAGTCGGCGTTGAAGATGAAGTGTACGGAGACTTTCAATCCGACCTGCCCCAAAATATCGAGTTAAAGGACACAAATCTAGGATTCATTATTGAAGATTAGATAGCAAATATGGCTTGGCAAAATATACCTAATAATCCATATTGGCAGTATGACGACGCTCCACTTGACCCAGGTGGGGCAGAAACTGCGCTGTGGGCGACTAGCAAGAACGGTGTTCGCACAAGTGTCAGAGGCGAGCAGATCTATGTCAATTGTAGACATACACCTCTACATCCAACACAAGATTCTTTTCCAAATGAAATAAATAAAACATTTTGGATTGGAGTCGAACCTACTGGTATCATTCTCATTGACGAACTTGACGGCACCGCTGAAGGTACGACGTTGACCGTAGCGCCCACAGGACGTGCCGCACGTGGTGTTACTAACTGGCAAAAAGGCGAAAATAGCGCTTGGAGTCTCGGAGTAGGGGATACATGGCTTTATAATACCAGCAATGTAGCTGGTAATACAAGTGATGGTGCTATGGCAAAGATTATTAATCTAAGTGGCCACGGATTGTCAACTGAGAACCAACTTCAGATCAACATGACTTATAGCGCTTGGGATAATATCCCACCCTATGATGATTCCACAGAGATTGAGGTCTACGTTCATGTATGGGGCTTGGTTGACAAAGGTTCGACCGATACATCAGGTGTCGCAAACTTACTTTCCCAAAACGGAAATGTGTGGGCGGCTTCCGGCTCCCTCGACGTGTTCGATATTTATAATTTAGGGAATGGCACCAAATTTACAACCGGTTTCGCCGTTGATGGCGGTGCAGGTGTAGCAGCAATCCAATTAACGCCCACACAAGACACTGGAACTTCACTTATTGGAGATGCGGTGGCTTACTCCACTACAATTGATCTCAGCGGATATAGTTTGGACACACTTGCGCAGTATGATTATGTTGTGATCGGCATTGCTAAAAACAGCACCAGCGCATCCGACAGACAGTTTGCGATCCACGACATTAAGGTCATTGCTAGCACAGGTGCATAAGAAGTATAATATAAATAAACTTTTAAGGTAACACGCTGTTACTTTAAATGAGATGCCCTCGGGGTCTCACAACAACATAACCCTGCCTAATAGGAGGAACAATAAATGACACAATACACAATCCCACGTTCGTGGACAATTGGTTTTGATTCTATCTTTGATAGACTTGAAAGCACTCAATCAAACAACTCGACTTATCCGCCTCACAATGTAGTGAAGCACAGTGATACGAGTTTTGAAATAGCACTAGCTGTTGCTGGTTTTAAAGACAAAGACCTTGATGTAACACTCGAAAAGAGTATCCTTACGATTGAAGGTGACAATGTATCGCTCAATGGCGATAAAGAATATATCCATAAGGGTATTGCTACACGCAAGTTCAAGAAGCAATTTGATCTTGCTGAGCACATTAGAGTAGAACACGTTAGTATTACTGATGGTATTCTCTCGGTGTATCTTGAAAAAGAGGTACCAGAAGAACTTCAGCCTAAGAAGTTTACAATTCTTCAAGCGGCTCCTGGCGATCCAGAGTTCTTGACTGAATAAACACTTAAGGTCTTTCCCTCTTTCACCTAAAGTAAAGGGGACTTTTGTGGTTTTGAAAACAATTACTTGTATAAATATAGTAATATATGGCAAGCATTCTAGCTAAGTGCCATAATAACTAATTTAATTATGGCCATTTGGAATAAGATAGAGCAATTGCTCAACCGTAACAACACGGAGCAGTATGAAGTTATCATGCTGGCAGACAAAGACGGTAACATCATTAACACCTTTGGTGCTGCATCTAATATCCCGATCGCCGCAGGTGAAGTTACTGGATACTCTGATGTTCATAAGTTCGGAATGGTTAATGGTAATTCTGGCAGCGCTTGGACAACTGTTTGGAGTGCAGCAGATACCGCCGAGACAAAACTATACCCTTGGGAAACAGCAGCTGGAACGTTAAGTGTTGTCTCATCATCAGGCGATGATACAGATGGAGGTGCTGGTACTCACACAATTACGGTTTACGGACTTGATACAGACTATAATGAAGTAAGCGAAACCTTTACGTTGAGTGGCGAAACTGAAACAGCAGAAGGACTTGTTGTATTTCATAGAGTATACAGAGCTAAGGTTTCTTCAGGAAGTACAAACGTTGGTAGACTTGGTGTCTTCAATGGTACCGCTCTAGTAGCTGAGATTGCTCCCGAAATGGGACAAACACAGATGTGTATCTATACTATTCCTGCAGGAAAGACTGGATATCTCACGCGATTAGGTGCATCAAGTTCAAAGAACATCTCAACAACCGTATCTTTATTTCAGAGACCTCACTTAGAAACCTTTCACTTGACAGCTAGTGCAATGGCGCTTTATCAAAACTCACAGACTATCGATTTTGATGTACCGCTTGCATTTGCTGAAAAAACAGATTTAGACCTGAGGCAAGTCGGCGCTGCTAATAACGTAATTGCTGCAGATTTCGATATCATTCTAGTAGATAACCCAGTTTAAGATTTTAGTGTTTACATGCCACTCATTCTGTGGTATAATTACATTATGATATTAAGCGGATTCTACACAAGCGTCGAGCGATTCGGCAACAAACTCCTTTATCGTGGTTACGATGCAAATGGCAAAAAGGTTTCTCATAGGATAGCGTATAAGCCAACGTTATATCTTAAGTCTAAAAAGACCGACACTGACTGGAAAGCTCTCGATGGAACACCAGTCGAACCTTTACAATTCGGCAATATGGCTGAAGTAAAAGAATTTGAGAAGACTTATAGTGGTGTTCCAGATTTTAAGTTATACGGCAACACACGTCATATTCCAGCATTCATTCAGAATCAGTTTCCAAATGAGATAGCGTATAGTCGTAATATGGTCGATGTCGTATCCTTAGATATTGAAACATCGTATGGTGATGGGTTTCCTGAAGTGGATAACCCAATGAATCAGATTCTTACTATTGCCCTAAAGAGCTCAAAGGATGATACGTATCGAGTATGGGGAATGAAGCCATACGATGAACTTAGTACTCAACTAAAACACCTTAAGATCGATTATCGACAGTTCACTGCTGAATCATCGATGCTTACTGCCTTCATCGACTTTTGGGCTAATCCTGAAAATACACCTGATATCATTACTGGTTGGAATACACGCTTCTTTGATATTCCTTATATGGTTGCTCGCATGTCGTTTCTCCTTGGCGAAGAGAAGGTGCGTGAATTATCACCTTGGAAAAAGATTGATCGCAAAGAGATTTTTATTAAAGGTCGTCAGCAAGTTACATTTGACTTGATGGGTATTCAGCACCTTGACTATATGGAACTCTTTAAGAAGTTCGCATACACGTATGGCAATCAAGAGTCATACTCGCTAAATCATATTTCAAGTGTTGTGCTTGGAGAAAAGAAGTTAGACTATTCTGAGATTGGTACATTACGTGATCTATACGATGCTGACTTTCAAATGTTTGTTGACTACAATATCAAAGATGTTGAGCTAATAGATCGAATGGAAGAGAAGCTTGGCCTTATCACATTGGTATTGACTATGGCATATCTCGGAGGAGTTAACTATACCGACACTCTTGGTACCACCGCGATATGGGATTCGATTATCTTTCGTCGACTAGCACGTTCTCGAATTGCCGTTGTTCCAGGTGAAAAACATCCTGCGCAACCATTTCCAGGTGGGTATGTGAAAGATCCTCATGTAGGAATGCATGATTGGGTTATGTCGTTCGATTTGAATTCACTATATCCCAATCTCATTGTGCAATACAACATGTCACCTGAAACTCTTATGCGAGAGCCAGGCGCTGTAGGTGCTACTGCGTCGAACGGTGCAGTATTTCGTAAAGACAAGAAAGGCATTATTCCTGAAATTGTCGAAGAGTTGTATGCTAAACGTGTAGACATTAAACAGGATATGTTGACAGCAAAGCATAAGTTAGAAACGATCTCTAAACACGAGAAATATGAATATAATCAAACAGTTGGCCAAGTAGCACGACTCGAAACTCTACAGACTGCTATTAAGATTCTACTAAATAGTTTATATGGTGCTCTTGGAAATCGCTACTTCCGCTACTTTGATATTCAAGTTGCATCAGCAGTTACTCTTACTGGACAAGAAGTTATTAAATATGCTGAAACCAAAGTGAATAAATATCTCGATGAATTCATTGGCGAGCCTAAGGATCGTGTTATCGCAATGGATACTGATTCTCTCTACATAGGAGTAAAAGACATCGTTGATAAGTTTAAGCCAAAGAACACCGTTGCCTTTCTTGATGAGATTGGTTCTAAAGCAATTGAGCCTATGCTTGAAAAAGCCTTTGATGAATTTGCTGAAAGAACTAATGCGTATTCAAATCGTATGGTTATGAAGAGAGAAGCTATTGCTGATCGTGGTATTTGGACTGCGAAGAAGCGATACATCCTCAACGTTCATAATAACGAAGGTGTTCAATACGCCGAGCCAAAGATCAAGATCATGGGGATTGAAGCTGTTAAGTCTTCTACACCTCAAGCATGTCGCAGTGCAATGAACGAAATGTTCAAGATCATTGTAACAGGTGACGAAGATAAGACACAAGCAGCAATCGCAACATTCAAAGATCACTTTAAAACGTTATCGCCTGATAAGGTTGCCTTCCCTCGAGGAGTAACCGATGTTCGAGGATATGCCGATAACCAATTAATCTATCGTAAAGGCACCCCGATTCATTCTCGAGGTTCTCTCTTATATAACCACTATCTAAAAGCGAATGGCTTAGACAAGAAATACCAACTTATTCAAAGCGGTGATAAGATTAAGTTCGTATATTTGTTAATTCCAAACTCAATTCAAGAGAATGTCATTAGCTTTCCTGATCACTTACCAGACGAATTAGGTCTACATAAATATATAGACTACAACCTACAATTCAAAAAAGCATTCCTCGATCCTATCGACATCATCCTGAATGCTATCGGATGGCACGCTGAGCCTCAAGCTGATTTACAGCAGTTCTTCTTTTAGAGTTTACACATCAGCAAATACATGATATAATATAGATTATGAGTACAGACTGGACCAAAGATATAAATGACATGCACACAAAATACGGTGTGCGAGATGCAGTGAAGAATTTCGATAGTGTTATGCTACGACAGTTCCTTCGCTTTCGAGTTGACTTCCTTCGAGAAGAACTCAATGAAACAGAGGAGGCAATGGAATCAGATAAACCAATTGACTGCGAAGAAGTCGTTGATGGTTTGATTGATCTATGTGTTGTCGCTATCGGTACACTTGATGCCTTCGGTGTAGATCCATACAAAGCATGGAATCAAGTGCATTCAGCAAACATGGCCAAAGAAGTAGGAATCAAAGAAGGTCGAAATAATCCATTAGGGTTACCAGATCTGTGCAAGCCGAGCGGATGGGAAGCTCCAGATCATAGTGGCAACCACGGTCTATTGAGGAACATCAACGGTAAAGTATAATGGAATATTCGCTAACAATCTTCAGCTCGATTTTCGATAATAAAACACATCGAAAAATGACTTTCTCTACATGGGACAAGTTCGAGGAGTTGATGTATTCGTTAAGCAAACAGCCTGGTTACAAACCAAAGAAAGGCGAAAGGAAGAATGGTTCAGCACTCATCACACCAGCGACATATGAAAATGGAACAACTCGCGCCAATGTGAATGTTAAATCCTGGGCTGGATGGGTTGCTATTGATGTCGATGAATATGAAGGCACCTTTGAGGATGCAATAAAGACATTTAAGAGCTTTCAGTTCTTATGTTATAGTTCAGCATCGTCAACGTTAGAAAAACCAAAGTTCAGAATCATCTTCCCTCTCACGAAACAAGTAGGATCCGATAAGATTAAGCATCTTTGGTTTGCGGTAAATAAAGAATTCAATTCACTCGGTGATCCGCAAACCAAAGATCTGTCTCGCATGTACTATATTCCTGCGCAGTATCCTAACGCCAACAATTTCATCTTTACACATTCGGCACCAATTCTAGATCCTGATGAGTTGATGGGCAAGCACGAGTTTGTAAGCAATACTAATAACTCGTTTAGTAGTAAGTTTCCTGAAGCAGTGCAAAAGGAGCTCGATGCATATCGTAAAACCAAACTCACAAACACGAGTTACAGTTGGACGTCTTATCATAACTGCCCATTTGTGAATAAGACTCTAGTGAGTGAGTATCGAACTATTGGTGAAGCTGGTTGGTATACTAAGCTCTATCAGATTATGATGAGTATCGCTGCCAATGCCATCCGCCGTGGATATCCAATCACTTCAGAGGAGGTTGAGAGGCTAGTACGAGAGATTGATATGGATACCGGCGGATGGTACAAAAGCCGCCCAGTGAGGCTTGAGGCGGCCAGAGCAGTCGATTATGCGCTAAGAAGTGTGAATAATTAGCCTACATTTTGCAATTTTTTAAGCTGTTTTCCAGAGAAAGTCATAAGTTGTTGGTTGTCAATGGTATATACCTATGTACAATATACGCCAAATATGGTATAATATATCTATAACCAACCAATAAAGATTATGACAAACTCAATAAAACGTATCATCGACAATCCTTACGGATCAAAGTTCACCTCTACTGACACCGAGACTGGCGTCACAGTAGAGATCAAGGAAGCTACTGCAAGTGCTTTCGCGAAATTCACCTCTGGTGTGTTTCTCACCACTCGCGCTGAAGTCAACCTCAAGTCAGTCTCAGTTAGTGCTGAGATTTTCCCTGGCACTACTGCTGCCCTCGCCTCACTCTAATCCACGAAAGGAAATTTACATTATGAATACACGTACATCAGACTCATACGTCGACACAGTTCACCACCACACACGAGCGGGCAAAAAGCTTGTTGCTGCCTATAGAGCCAAAGTCAAGGCTGAAGATAAGCTTAATGGAACCTCTCGTCGAGTAATGCTTCAAGGTCGCATGGGTGTTGCTAATCCAAACGCTCATAAGTACTCTGTAAAGAATCCACCAAACGTTTGGTCTGGCTCACACTCTCATCAGTGTATCAAACTCGCTGACGCGGCTACCGCAGACGTCTACATCTACGACCGTTAATCTATAAAATATATTATGAAAATTACTAAAGAAATGGAATCAGCTCTTGATCGAGTTCGCGAAGCAATGATAGTTAAGTACGGTCTTTTTATGCAAGGAGACGAAGAACATGTCGTCGAGATGCGAGAAGAATTCGCAGACTCTATTGCATATGATATCGGCAATAAGTATATCAAAATCATCAAAGGTGGATCGGTTCACTCATTCATTGTTAACGTTGAAACTGATAAGAAGTTTGCGTATGGAGATATTTTGAAAGCAGCTAGTTGGTCTGCACCAGCTCGAAACAAAGCCCGCGGAAGTATATTCAATGAGTCTGATATTAAAACACGACTCTGCTGGACTGGAGTAAATTACTAATATGAAAACATACATTAAAACATACGACCTCTCAAAGGTTTGGCCTCCGACAGCTACACTTCAGTTTTGCATGAAGAACAACTTTAGTCGTGGACTCAAGTCTGACGAATACAACGACTCAAGCGTGATCAAGCAGCAGCTAGAAGATTGCCTTAAGAACGACGAAGGATATCTCATTCTCGCTCATAGCGGTGGCAAATACACTGGTTGGGGTATGGCATACAAGAAAGACGATGCTCGACGAAGTAAAGGTTTTCAGTGCTATGTAATGCCTCGTCAACGGAGAAAGGGAATTGGCACTCGTCTCTTAGAAAAGGCGTGCAGCATTGTTGGTCGAGTAGAAGTTTATGATCATGCCACTAGCAATAAGTTTTTTAAAGCAAATGGAATTACATGCTGTGAAGCAATCACAGGCAATCGATTAAAGAAAAAGGTATAACATGACAGCGAAAGAACGAATGAAAGCTTGGGAAAACCTAGGTGAACCAAAACCTAATTGGGAAACATTCAAACGAATGATGAGTGTGCTTGATAATAACCCTTTAGTTGTAAGAACACTGTGGCTAAAGAAGAACTCTCAATCTAAAGTAACAATCACACAATAATTATGAAAGATCCATATAAAGCAGAAGAAGCATTAGGCATGATACTTATCACGCTCTTTGGAGTGTGTGTAGTTGGTTTAATAGTCGCAACAATAGGAGCAATTGCATCGGCATTCAATCTATAAATAACATTATGAAAACAATAAAAAAAGATTTCATTACAGGAGCTGTAGTGATAACGATTGTATTAGCCTCGATGGTTAATGCAGCACCTCAACCTATTTCAGAAATGGAAACAACTCCTCGCAACTGTTGCTGTTGCTGTTGTTGTTGTCAAAATAAAGATGAAGTCATTTATACATCTGATGATGCTCAACAAGAGCCATCTACTTATCCAGTAGGTGAACCACCTTCACGCCCAGTTATCCTCTCACGCTAATAATATGGAACAAAACCTATATCACTACAAAGCCCATATCACGAAAGTGTATGATGGCGATACTGTAACAGCAGATATCCACCTTGGTTTTAATATGGTCATGCGTAAACAAAAACTACGTTTACTCGGCATCGATACACCTGAGATTCGAGGTGAAGAACGAGCTGAAGGTCTGGTATCTCGAGATCGCTTGTCTGAACTCATTCTTAATACTGATGTTCACATCGTAACGCATCAAGATAAGAGCGGTAAATACGGCCGATGGTTAGTAACGATCTATGCGCAATTCCGCGATTTAGATAAAGACGAAACTAATTGGATAAACTGTAACACTCTCCTACTCAATGAGAATCTAGCAAAGGTTTACAAATAATGTATAACGGTAAATACGATAACGAAGACACTCGAGAAGTATACGACAACAAGTGCACTGTGCTGCGCGAAGATACCAAAGCCGAAGTTGACGGAGATGTCATCCTCTTCAGGCCGAAGGAATTCTTAAAGGTTGTGATTGGTAAATCAGTTATGCTCAACCTTCAATACGAACCATCATATGGTGGTTACATCGGCGAAAAATCAAAGATGCCTTTTATTTCAAAAGGACCTAAGCGCCTAAAGTAGTTTTTCAGTGGTAAGTTCCATAAAGGAACCAACCACTTTGTTCTTTCACATTTTAGTAGGGTATTTACACTTGTAAATAAAGAGTATCTGTCATGTTTACAATTTGTAAATAACAGCGTTTCGTGTTAACTAATTGTTAATGACTTTTCAAAACGTGATTTTTTACACTTTTTGAGATAAGTAATAGTATGAGACACTTACTATTACTATTACTACTTTTACCATCATCACTATTCGGCTTCAATGAAATGAATGCTG